TTTATATTGATGCTCACAATAGCAATCAGGGAGGGGTATGTTCTTAAATGGGCATTGGACAACCGCCCGAAGGATTTATCTGGTTTATGGCATGGCCTGGGGGCTGTTATGCGCGCCTTGCCACTTGCATTGGCAGTTATGTACATCTGGGGAGATTGGTGGCTCATAGGGCTTATAACGCTGTTCTGGGCAAATTGGGCATGGACTGTATATGACCTTGCAATCAATATCATAAACGATTGGCCTTGGTTTTATACAGGAAAGACATCACAAACAGAAACGGTTTTTAAGGCAAGGCTTATCTGGATCGGAAAAGGTCTATTGTTTATCGGAACGGTAATTTACACTTTAATTTATTTCTTATGAAAATTGGCGACAAATATCAAGGCGGGATTGTTTATAAAGTTGACGGTACCGGAGAACACGGCGGAATAGTGACAGAAAAGAAGATCGGAAGGCAACCGTGGGGAAATGCAATGATGATCTGCAAGACATACAAAAACGAAATGGAAGGCAAAACGTATGACGACTGGGAGCTTCCGTCAATTACCGAACTTTTGATCATCCGTGAATGCCAGGTCGAATTGTGGAACTGGTGGAGAAAAGGTGGAAAAAAACCGGCAATCAATTTTTCTGGCACATTTTGGAGCTCGTCACAGACATCGCCAACGGCTTATTACGACTTGTGGTTTAACAGGTACGATATACGGAAACCTGGAATTACCAGTCCTGCCGAACATGGGTCAATAGTTGCAACAAGGAAATTTTAACAATTTAAAAAAAAGAAAATGAAAAACTTAAAAGACAAAATCACCACAATTGCAGGGGTTATCTTTGCAATTTGCACAATCCTGACAACAGGATCAACAGGCGTATCAATGCCAACATGGGCAATAACACTTTCAGGTGTCCTTATGGCAATTTCTGGCGGTGTAATAGCATTTTTTACCGGAAGGAACCCAAACGGAACAAAGAAAACAGCAAGGCAAATTGAAAAAATGAAACAACAATGAAAGAAAAAATTATTCTGTTTCTTCTTGTTGCGCCCTTAATAATTGCAGGGTGCACTACACAAAAACGGTGCAACGACAGGTATCCTTGCGTTGGAAGGACAGATACCGTTTATTCCGTTCAGACAATCATTGACTACAAAGATTCCCTTTGGGTCATACCGCCTGACTCTTCATGGCTGGAGGCACTTCTTCGGTGCAACGGGGAGAATGCCGAACTGGTAAAAGTTATCGGACATGGAAGCGGAAACAACTCACAGCCGCCAAAAATTATCATCCATGACAACGTTTTGAGAGCCGACTGTAAAATAGATTCGTTTGAAATATCGAAACGCTGGGCCGAAACACACAAAACAGAGTTTGTAACCGCGTCAAAAACGGTCATAGTAAAAGAAAACTATATGACCGGGTTCCAGAATTTCAGGGCTTATGGGTTTTGGGCCTATACAGGGCTGCTTTTATTATATTTGATTTTCGTATTTTTTTCAAAATACTGGTCAAAAATATGGAATGTTATAAAAAATACCATGAAACTGTAAAATATTTAACCTTTTAAATTATTAAATGCCAACGATATAAAAATTGCTGGCATTTTTTATTTTCAAAAATGAAAGATTTTACTTGACTTTTTATAAATCCATTGTATATTTGCAATGTTGAATATTTACAAAACAAACAAAAAAATGAGAATCAAACAGGAGTTTATAGAACGTGTCCAGTTTGACCGTGGTTTACGGCGCAATCTGGCAAAAACGCTCAAAAAGAGCGAGGCTACTATTTACAGGTGGCTCTGGGGAAACTCGGACAACCTGACAAAGATGGATGCACTTAGATGCATAAGCGAACATTTGGGCGTTTCAATCGATGAATTAATCGACAAATGAAAAAGCCAAAGACGGTAAGGCAGTTGAACGAAAAGTTCAATGCCCGTTATTCCCCGAACGAAATATCAAACAGTGTTGAGCTGCAAACACTCCACCAGTACCTTGCAAAGCAATGCAAAATGGCCAACGGAAATTATATCCATATTCCGTCTGACTACATTTGCGACCTTATTTTCAAACACTTGGGAGAGTGCATGGACGACACTGAAATATACCAGAAGGACGATAAAACAGACACATATAAATAAAAATAAAAATGGGAAAGAGCGAAAACGCCAACATGGCCTCTATGGCCTTGGCAAAAGCAAAGAGGCCAGGTACACTGGCTGGGCTGAAACACACACAGGTCCAGGATGTGCTTAACGGGATGAAAGCGCAAATCGCGCAGGCACTCCCAAAACATTTGACCGCAGACAGAATGGTACAAATGGCCTGTACCCTCATAACCAAAAACCCTAAACTTGCCGAATGCAGCGTACAGTCCCTTGTAGGGTCGGTAATGCAGGCTTCAATATTGGGGTTCCGGCCAGTTGAGGCACTTGGGGAATGTTACTTTGTTCCCTATGGCGGACATGTGCAATTTCAGGTCGGGTACAAAGGCTATATCAACCTTGGCCGCCGGAGCGGGGACATTAAGACTATTTATGCGGAAGTGGTCCGTGAAAACGACCAGTTCCACTATGAGCTCGGACTTGACCCAAAACTTGTCCATATACCAGACACAAGCGGGACAGGGAAAGTAACACATGCCTATGCAGTGGCAAAATACAAAGACGACGGTTACAATTTTATCGTTTTGACTGCATCTCAAATAAACGCATTGAGGATGAGGAACCCAATGCAGAAGAGCGGGGTTTCAGGCGCATGGGCTACCGATTATGAGGCAATGGCAAAGGCAAAGGCCATAAAACAATTGGCAAAGTATATGCCCCTTTCTGTTGACTTTGCAAACGCAGTAATTTCAGACGAGGCCGTAATAACTGAAAAATCATTTTCCAACGACCAGACCGGTTTGAAGATTGAAGAGTTTACTTACGAAAGCACGCAACCAGTGGACATCGAATCCGAGGTTGTAGATGAAAAAATCAACATGTCGCCAGAACCGGAAGAAGCTGCCACTGTACCATTGACATACCCATTAAAACAAAGTCAAGAGGAACCCAGGGCACCGGTCATAAAACCGGCAAAACAACCAAAAAAAGAAGAACCCCCACAAATTTTTGTATAAAACCCGGAACCCATGGAAACATTACCGCAAAAACAGGGAGAACAGGCATTCCTGTATATTGAACCGTTAAACTCGTTCATAGTACAGGTGAAAAAAGGGACAGATGTTTTGAACAATATAACAGATGTCACTACCCAGGACGGACTGGAAAACGCAACTTTGACATTAAACAAGGCCAAAACATTGTCATCCTTGATAACCAAAAAAGCCGAAGAACTTTGTAAACCTTTGAAGGACGTAAAAGCAGAAGCTGACAAGGTTCAAAAGCAGGTCAAAGACTATGCAAAGGAAATAAGCCTGCCAATTATTATAGCGTCAATGAAACTTGAGGAGAAGATCATCAAATACCATAAAGACGTTAAAGCTGAATCCGACAGGGTGCGCAGGATATTTGAAGAATCTGTCAGGGAACAGAACGAAATGCAAAAGTTTGCCAATACCGGAGAATTGCCTATTGCAATAATACAAAACCCGTCAATAGATGCACCGGCCATAAAAGGGATGACAACGATCTGGAAATATGAAATAGAGGATGTTTCCATTATCCCACTGGAATATATGGTTCCCGACCATGGAAAGATAAACGCAGCAGTTAAATCAGGCTGTAGGATGATCCCAGGAGTAAAAATATTTGAACACCAACTAATTAAAAAAACCCAGTTATGACAGAAACAACAAAGGCCGAATGGCTTGAGAACAGAAAACTCGGCATAGGCGGGTCGGACATTCCCGTAATTTTAGGGCTGAACTCAAACAAAAGCCCATATCAACTATGGCTTGAAAAGACAGGTAAAATCGACGAAATTGTTGACAACAACTTCACCCGGGCAGGCATTAAGCTGGAGCCGGTAGTGGCAGACTGGTTTGAAGAAGCAGCAGGATTACAGCTTATAAACCCTGGGAACGAAATCATCAAACATGCTTCACATGACTATATCATAGGCACCCCTGACCGTGTTTATATTGACAAGTTGACCGGAGAAACAGGTATCCTTGAAATTAAGACAACAGGCAAATCTATTGACGTTGACAATATCCCTTTGCCTTGGTTTTGCCAGGCCACCTGGTACGCAGGCATAAGCAGGAGCAACAATTCACAACAATGCGAAACAAATTATGTTTCGTGGTTCGAGCGGGTAACTTGCGCGTTTAATTTTGCACAGTTAAAGTACGACCCTGATTTTTTCCAGTACCTTGCGGACAAGGCCGGAGAGTTTTGGCTAAACCACGTTGTCAAAGACACTCCCCCGCCTCCAATGAACAGCAAGGACGTACAGGCGATTTATTCAAGGCACGTTCCAGGAAAACAGGTACTGGCCACAGAGGAGCTTGCAAAACTTGTCAAACAAACAAAAGAAATTCACGATACAATAAAGGCAAACCGTCAAATTGAAGACGAATTGAAGCTCAAAATCCAGATAGTCATGGCCGACTGCGAATCAATCATAGATTATGATGGCATTCCAATGGTCACATGGAAAGCATCGAAAGGCTCAATGAAGTTTGACGAAGATGCTTTTAAATCTGAACACCCTGACACTTATGCAATGTTTTGCAAACCACAGGACGGTTCACGTAGGTTCTTATTGAAATAGCCATGGGAAAAAATTCATATTATTTCGACCATGACTATAACGCCCGTAATGACCAGAAGATTTTGTCTTTAAGGGCCGAAATGGGCTGGGAGGGTTATGGCCTTTTCTTTGCGACTTGTGAGGTACTATGCGAGGCAGGGGGCTATATAAGCAAAGACGGTCTTGACGGGATAGCTTTTGGGCTTTTCGTTCCCTTGCAAAAATATACAGAATTTATGGACGTTTGCATAAAATCAGGGCTTTTCACGGAGGATGGCGGGAAAATATCAAACAACAGGATACTTGAACATGTTGAGAACAGGAACCGGATGAAGCAAAAGGGAAAGTACATGTTTGAAAAGCGAAAAGAGAAAGACCCGGCTTATGCCGCTTTGTGCGAAGCCAAAAAGGCAAAAAAAGAACAAAAAGGGATACCAGACTATATTCACATTCCACCTCCACCTATACCGCCCCCAGACAGAATTATTAAGGAAGGGGGCAATCCTCTGCCTCCGCCACCTTTTTCAGAGAAGCCTTTGAACGAACAGTTTGGCACAAGCATAGTTGTAACGGACGCTAAGATGATGGAGGATGTATTGACAGGTCAGCAGTACGTTGAGCAGTCCTGCATAGGGCTAAACTGCACGGAAGAAGAGTTCCTTGCCCACGTTAAGCAATGGGTGGCACTAAAAGCAGCATTGGGGGACTACAGGTACAGCATCAACAGCACCAGGCTGTTTTGCCAGAAAGACTTTAAGCAGCAGAAGCCTTCACAAAAGAAAAAAGCGTCTGGCAGTAGCGATTGGCTTTATGAGAAATATGGTATAAAAAAAGATCAATGAACATCCTGGAAGAAATAAAACAGTTTTATGAAATTGTCTTGGAGAACAGATACCCGATGACAGTCCACCACGTAAGCCTCTACCTTTTTTTATTATTCATGAAAAACGACCCCGACTGGAGTGAGTGGTTTAAAACATCCCCGGACACGGCAATGGCCGGATCCCTCATAAAGAACAAAAAGACGTACTATAAAACACTTCACGACCTGGTCGAGTGGGGGTTTATTGGATATCGGCCAGGCGCGAACGATTGGAAGGCAGCAGAGATAAAAGTCGAGGTGCTAAAACGCACCTCGGCTGAAATTCAACCCGCGCATGGGCCTGAACGTAAGATTGTGCCCCGCAAGGTTCCAACACTTGCCGCGACTGAACCGACAATGCAAGAAATAGAAGCTGCATTGAACGATAAAAAATACGTAATGTACAGCAGTGATG